TGGTACGTGCAGTTGGGGAAGACACATTCCAACCAAAAATTGGTTTTAAAACACGATACGGTATGGCTTCAAACCCATTCGTAGGCTCAACACCAGCAGACGGTCTTGCAGCTGTTAAAACAAACCAATACTACAGAATATTCAGAGTACATAATATTCTAACATAAGGTAGTAACAACTACTATAACCTCCACACTGGGCGGCTTTTTTAGCCGCCCTTTTTTTGTGTTTTATTGAAATTAACTGTTGACTTCTGTTTCACTATATGGTATAAGGAATGTATAGAAAGAAGGAGAATACATTATGATGAATGCAGTTACAGGAAATACATACACAGGCAAGAACGAAGCTACTCTTCTTGCAGCTGGTTATGACGAAGGTGACCTTTTTGTTACTTTCAAGCAAGCTATCAAACTTGATGGTATCTCAGGCAAAGCTCTGAAAGGTATCAAGAAAGCTGCTACTCTTGTACGTTTTTCTAAAAACCAAACTGAAACAGATGAGACTGGTAAGACAGTTGCTAAGCCTATCTACTTTTCAGTTTTTGATCTTAACGAAGTAATGGCAAGGAAGGTATCATAATGACTATGAATATCAATTGGGGTTGTACACCTACAACAGACAGACTTCGCAATATGCTTTCCGATCTGCCTCATTTTCCAGATCAAGGAGAGGTTCCTAAAAAGTACACAGCTAATAAAGAGCTTGAGCGTTTTCGTAGAGCGCAGAATGTTGTACACGATATCTTTAACAACGGTTTGATGAATCGTGGAAAGCAGCTAAAGATCTTAGGTCTTAGAAAGTGTGATATGCCTTTCCCAGATGACTACAATATGAGAGGCAATTGGGATCGTATTGAAGAAATGGTTGAAGAGAAGTTTACTCCAATCATAATGAAAGCTGCTAGAGAGCAAGGTCTTATAACTTTAAGTGAGCAACTATAATGGGTATGTCAAGTATGATCCTCGATAATGAGGAAATGTTTTTTGATGGTGCTAACGATGTTATTATCGAATGTGATACTTTCGAAGAATTCCTAGAAATGATGAAACCACAAATGGACTTAGTTGTTCACTTAGATGATGTTGAAGAGCGATTGTCTGCAATGTACCATGATGCATGGAGTGACATGAAAGAAGAGTGTGGTCTATGATAAGAGAATTCATACTATATGTCTTTGTTACAGTATTTGCTTTGGGCTGGATCGATATTGGATTTGGCCCAGAGTACACTTGGTGGAATGTAATTTACCAGTTAGGAAACATATAAATAGCCATAAACAATTTGGATTAAATTATGGCTATTGCAACAACTTCCATAACAACTTCATTACTAGATACGGTTCTTTCTTCTAACACAAACCTATTACAACCAAACGTATTTAAGGTTTCTGTTAATAGAAAGAAGTTCCCTAATCTAGAATTTTTTGCGTCTGGTATTATTCATCCGGGATTAGGAATGAATGCAACAGAAATACCTTATAGAAGAATAGCATCAGTACCATTTGCAGGAGCAACTCTAACATTTGGTGAACTGACTATTGATACAATTTTAGATGAAAACTTAACTGCATATACTGAAGTATACAATTGGATGCACTATACTGTAAACAATGATGAGGTTCCACCTACCAAAGCTACAGAAACAGAACCTTCTACATATGCAGATATAAATGTTCAAATACTTAACAGTACTAATAATATTATAAAAACACTTGTGTACAGAGAATGTGTTCCTACACTACTAGGAGATATTAGTTTACTTTCTACCACAGGTGATGTACAATATATTAACTGTCCTATAAACTTTCGATTTACAACATTTGAGATAAAGTAAGAACTATATTATGAAAATTGATTTGCAGCACATCCTTGAGATGTGGAAAGAGGATTGTGCAATCCCTAAAAACAATCTTGATGAATCTTCACGATTGACTCCAGCCCTTCATGCCAAATATATGGAATTGTTAGCTCAAGCAAAGCTAGCGAAGAAGCGAGCTGAATTCAAACAAAAGAGTCTTCTAAAGGATAAATGGTTATACTATAATGGAAAGATGACTCAAGAACAAATAGAAGAAAAGGGTTGGGTTCCTGATCCATTTGATGGATTGAAAGTACTAAAGGGTGAAATGGAGCATTACTATGACTCTGATCCCGAGATACAACAATCAGAGGAAAAGATTGTATATTGGAAAACTATTATTGAGACCTTAACAGACATTATAGATAATATCAAATGGAGACATCAAACTATTGGTAATATGATAAGGTGGAGACAGTTTGAGAGTGGAAATTAGAGTTAGTCTATCTAATCATAGTATGTTAAATGTAGAAGCTGATTCGGGCATTGGTGCTGAGATATCAGACTATTTTTCTTTTTATGTTCCTGGATATAGATTTATGCCTGCCTACAAAAACAAAGTGTGGGATGGTAAGATTCGTATGTTCAATAGAATGACAGGCGAACTTAATGCTGGTCTTTACGTCTATCTTTTTAAGTTTTGTACTGAACGTGGTTATGAGATAGTATTAGAAGAAACAGAATATGGCTTACCAGGAACATTAGAAAAAGTACCTGATTATGACAATTGGATAAAGACTTGTCAGTTAAAGTTTGAACCATATGAGTATCAACATAATGCTGTCACAGCTGCTCTATCTCGACAAAGAGCTATACTGTTATCTCCTACTGGATCTGGTAAATCGTATATAATATATCTTATTATTAGATACTACATGAATATGATAAATGAAGATAAACAAATACTTATTATCGTTCCTACTACATCTTTAGTTGAACAAATGTATAATGATTTTGAAGATTACGGAATGTTAGTTGATAAAGCTGTGCATAGGATATATTCTGGAAAAGATAAAAATACTAAAAAAAGAATAATAGTATCCACATGGCAGAGCATATACAAAAATCCAAAGAAATGGTTTGAAAAGTTTGGTATGATTATAGGTGATGAATGTCATGGATTTAAGTCTAAGTCTCTATCTTCTATAATGAATAAAGCTACTGAAGCTAAATATAAAATAGGAACAACAGGAACACTAGATGGAACACAAACACATAAACTAGTATTAGAAGGATTGTTTGGTCCAGTCTATAAAGTTGTTACTACTAAATCATTACAAGATGATAAAACTTTAGCTGCTCTAAATATAAGTATACTTACACTAAAGTATGATGATCAAACACGTCAACAAGTAAAAGATTATACATACCAAGATGAAATAGATTTTATCGTATCACACGAAAAAAGAAATAAATTTATTCGTAATTTAGCGGTAGATCAAAAAGGGAACACTTTGGTGTTGTTCCAACGAGTAGATAAACATGGCAAGATTTTATTTGATCTTATAACAGATAAAATATCATCCGACAGAAAAGCATTTTTTGTATCAGGTCAAACAGAAACATCTGATAGAGAAGCAATTAGAAAAATAGTGGAGAAACAAAATGGAGCTATCATTGTTGCTAGTCTTGGTACCTTTAGTACTGGGATTAACATTCGCAATCTTCATAACATTATATTTGCCTCACCTTCGAAGTCGCAAATCAAAGTCCTCCAATCAATTGGTCGCGGACTCAGAAAAGCGGATGATGGCAGCGACACACGACTTTTCGATATCGCCGACGATTTACGATGGAAGAAACGAAACAATTACACGCTATCCCACTCGGAAGAGAGGATAAGGATATATAATAACGAACAATTTAACTTTAAGAGGTATGAAATTGAAATCTGATTATAGACAATTCAAATTAGCTAATGGTGAGGAAATCCTCTGTGAAGTTATGCAGTGGGGAGATGAAGATGTATCAGCTATAGTTATTCGTAAAGCAATGAAAATTTACCAAGTAGACAGACTTGATGGATACAGAATGTACACATTACGTCCATGGATGATTTATAGTGAGGATCCTTCTCAGCTTATGACTATTAACGATCAAATGATTATTGGTGAAACCACACCAGCTAAACCATTATTCAAACAATACATGATGGTAGTAAGAGAACATAAAAAGAGCTTTGATGAAGAACTCAAAGGTGATAAAGGTGAAACCAATCTTGTAGATCAAATGACAGATGAACAATTAGGACAGATGATAAGAGATATAGCTAACGACTCAGATTCAAATGTTGTTGACTTATTTTCTGTAGATAAAAGCAAGATGCATTAATGGAAGACTGTGACGCATACGTAAAATATCCCAATCATAGAAAATGGTTTAACAAGCTCTGGTTATCTGAAATGCTTGGTTATAAATGTGGACCAGCAGGTACAGACATTCCAGAAGATGGAACATATGTAGTGAGACCCATTTACAATCTAGGTGGAATGGGAGCTGGAGCAAAAGTAGTAGAATTAAAAAAAGATGATTACACTACTGTTCGCCCTGGATATTTTTGGTGTGAATATTTTGATGGATTACATTATTCAGCTAATTATAGATTTGTCACAGCAACTAATCCATATTGGGAACCTTTAGGTTGTTGGCAAGGAACTAACTTTCCTATAAATTTAAGTAAGTTTACAGAATGGAAAAGAGTAGATAAAGCTCCAAGACTTAGTAGAGATTTTAATGTACTTTCAGATGTAGCAGTTATCAATGTAGAGTTTATTAATGATAAACCTATTGAAGTTCATTTGAGAAAAGGTGCTGATCCTGAAGATTATGATGTTATGATTCCAGTGTGGAAATCGTCGCCAGGAGATTTTATTGCTCATCATAAACTACATGGTTATGAATACATTGAAGCATATGATGATGCTAATAAACAAATTGACGATCCCCGGTTAGGATTTATGGTAAAGTAGATATACTGCCCCCTCCAAGGCAGCAGCCTTATTATACCACTATTTTACTATTTTGGCAACAGGCAAATGAAAATAACTGACTGTACAAAACATAAAAAATATTACGCAACACATCAGCTAATGATGTCAAAATTGTGTACTTATGAAAACGCATACACGTTAATGTGGAATATTAGAAATCTCCAAAAGCTAAAAGAAAAGTTAGAAGACACTAATTATTTTTATGGTAGATTTAGAATACCTAAATTTTCCTTTGAGACAAGAGGTCTTCAACTTTATCTAAAAATGGAATACATGTTTGGGAAACAATTATACAAAGAGTCAGTTACTAAAGAGCTTCGTGATATGGTTTGGGAAGATATGGTAAATACGGATGACCCATATACTTTTAAAGATTTTAATTTGGATAATTTTATTAGAAGAGGTACAAAACCTTTAGCAGAAGGTGATCCTTATTGGGAATATGCATATGTAGATTTAGAAGCATATGGTGTTAGCGACAAACCTAAAAGAGTAGATAAGTTCAAAACTAATCCTCAATGGCAGTTGTAATTCTTAGATAAATAATGTATTATATTATAAGAGGTGAAAAATGGCTAAAAGAAAAAGTATACATTATGTGAACAATGCTGACTTTTCTCAAGCTGTTGTAGATTATGTTACAGTTCTTAATGAAGCAAGAAAACAACAACAAACTCTTCCAGTAGTACCAGATTATATTGCTCAGTCGTTTCTACGGATCGCTGAAGGCTTGTCTCACAAGTCAAACTTTGTTCGCTATACATATCGCGAAGAGATGGTTATGGATGCAGTAGAAAATTGTTTGAAAGCTATAGAGAACTATAACTTAGAAGCTGCAACAAGATCAGGGAAACCAAATGCATTTTCATATTTTACACAGATTAGTTGGTATGCGTTTCTAAGACGTATAGCAAAAGAAAAGAAACAACAAGATATCAAAGCTAAGTATATTACTCAGTCAGGTATTGAAGAATTCATTGCATCTACAGAAGATAAAGCGGCAAAGCAAGTTGCACAACGATTTGTTGATACTTTGCGAGATCGTATTGATAAAGTAAAAGAAGTAGATGATCATATGAAAAAAATAGTTAAGGCAGAACGTAAGAAACGAAAGGTCGTAGCAGATTCTGATTTAACGGAGTTTATGACATGAGATTAAGAGTAATGTTAACAGGTGCTGATGGTATGATAGGATCTACTCTCAAACCTCATTTGAAAAAAGAAGGTTTTGAAGTAACTGCATTTCAAGGCGAATGTTGCAATTGGAAAGATTGGGAAAAGTATGATAAAGGATATGATCTTCTTATACATCTAGCTGCATTTGCTGGAGTTAGGGATTCAATGAATGATCCTGATAAGTACTTTGCTAACAATGTTGGTGCAGCTGGTAATGCTTTTATATGGGCAAACCAATATGTAGCCCGTGGTAAAATATTATATGCATCTTCTTCTAATGCAGCTGAATGGTGGTCTAATCCTTATGCTATGACAAAGAAAGCAAATGAAGTACAAGCTATTCATTATAATGCAATAGGTATGAGATTTCATACTGTATGGCCTG